AGTAAACACGCTTGAGGCCTGTACACCGTTCAGCCCGGCCATAGAGTTAAACATGCGCTCGACCATCTGGCGCTCACTGTTCATCTTGCCGACATCACGGCCACCGCCTGAAACCGCCACTGATTTTTGGTAAACGCGATCCAGTACCAGATTGAAGTTCGCCGCCGCATCAGGCCCAAACGCCTTAGCCGTACCCAAATCCCGAGAGGATGACTGCAGGTGCGACATCATCACCCCAGCAACTGGCTGCTCTGTATAACGTTCCATGTATGCAAAATGAGAAGTGGCATCCTTAAACGCCATTACCCTGCTTTGCGAACCACGATTTTTTATCCCACCGGTACCCATGAAAGCGCCGGGCTCAATCTTGTTTGCACCATCAGTAGCTTTAGTTTCGTAAATTGCATCAAGCGCCTGGCGATATTCAATATCACTCATTGGTGAACCATCAGGATTAACAAACTGCGTGCGGTCCTGAGTGTTGTAAACATCGTTTACCCATGCCTGTCGGGCAAATTCAATCGGCGGCTGGCGGCCTGAGACAACAGCCTTAGCACGCTCCGCAGCTGGTAATGATGCCAACCACTCGTCACGACCAGCGTTACGGATAAGATCAGCATCATCAACATAAGGCAGATGCCAGTCATCGCGCAGACCGATATCAAAGCCGTTGTCATTCATTTCCTGACGGGCCCGATCGGTTACATCACCCCAAACCTTGGCTATTTTTTTCGCTGAAGCATTTCCCGTATCCTCGCCATACAACTCTTTGAGGATTTGTAACTGACCGGATTTGGCGGCCTGCTGGTCAAACAGGCTGCGGAAACGTTGTTCGCCAAGAGCTTTAGTCTGATTGAAAAACTTCTGAACTTCTTCACCGGCATTAAGCATTTCTGCACTAAGCTGGCGCGACCAGTCCTGATAAGCACCAGTGGCAAGCTCTTCAGCTGACGTCACATCGATATCTTTGCCGTCCATCGTCATGCGGCCTGCAAAAATGAACTGCTGAAGATTGGCGGGCGTTTGCTCCTTCGGTGCAAAATTACGGTCAAGGTCAGTGGTGACTTTGTTGATAGCAATGGCATTCAGAGCAAGACGCTGGCGCTTTTTATAAACTTCGTGCACTGCGCGCTGCGCAACAAGATCGGCAGCCTGGCGATATGTTTCCGCATCAGGAATGCCTGTTTTACCCTGCTTCGCATTCTGGCGATGCACCTGGCGGACAGCATCTTTGATGCGATCCTCTATATTCTTCAGCTCGTCGGCCTTTGGCTGGCGGCCTAATGTCTGTGCAATAGCCTCAACGCACTGCTGTTTCATTATGGGTTCCTCAGGAAGCAAGCTGCCGCAACGGAGTAAACTTTAGATTCCTTCTGTGCCGTGGCTATTTGTTCGTCGAACTGTGCCAGTGCTTCAGAAAGCTTCACCGGCTGCCCGGTATCAGGATGGGTTATCGTCATATGAGCATTGGTAGATGCCATGTCACGCGCTGCCATCAGGTCAAAGTTATTGGCTGAAATAGCCGCACCGGTATCTGGATCGATACTCACCTGCCCGGCATCGTCTGCTGACGCAAAGGCGCTATCGCTGCGCATCACTTGAGGTTCGCTTATTACTTCGCGCGGCGTGGTGTAGCTGATGCCATTTTCCTGGAAAACGGATTCCATTGCATGGTATTGCTCGGTAGCTGCGTCAAATACTCCTGGTCTGACAACACCATCAAGCCCGCGGGCCTGCATAGTAATATTCACCGGCTGGCCGTCATTAATCTGACGAGCCGCTTCATCCATCGCCGCTACATGGCTGTTGATGCTTTCGTTTGTGCCATGTAGCACCGGAGCCGACTCAATGTCGTAATACAGCCCCTCGTTGAGCGTATGGGCCGCATCGATATCACTTGGCTTGACAGGCGTTTCAGGTATTAGCCCGGCCATACTCTCTGGAATAATGCCCTGCTCAAGGCGAGATAAATCCGCTTTGGCCTCAAAGAATTTACCACCCCGACTATGATCAGCAAGTTGTTGCTGCTGTTGCTCCAGGCTTGCGCGAGCAGGTTCAATCTGCGCATCGAGTGCGGCAATGTCGCGGTTACGAATGCGGCGTGCGCTACTGGTGGTTGCTTTCCCATCCTTCAGAGCCTGGCGCTGCTGCTCAAGGTCATCCAGTGAGCGCTGCGCTGAATAGATATCTGAAGCCAGAGACTTACGGTCGCCAACTTGGATCAACTGTTCTGCTAGTCCCTGTAACTCAGTGACGCGGGAACCATACGTTGCAGCTGGTTGCGCATCAGTACTGGAGGCCTGTGTTTGCTCAACTGGTGTCGATGATGGCTCAACTGGTTGCATGCCCTGTTCTGCACTTCCAACCTCTGCCCCAGGGATCGGCGCTTCAGGTTCTGCACCCTGTACTGCTGCATCTCCGCCGCGCGCCGCCAGATGGTGTGCCCCGCCAAACGCACCACCCAGCACCGCATCTATCAGAATGGCCTGCCCATCCCAAACGCGATACTGCTTCGCCAGATCTGAATACCCTTTCTCTTCCAGCGTTTCACCAACTGCAAAGCGGTTTACACCACCGAACGCAGTGTTAATCAGAACACCTGAAGCGATACGGGTTGCCAGCTGTTTACCTACGGCAGCAGGAAGCCCCATGCCGACAGCGTTAAGTGTGCTCTGACCAAAGGCCAATTCACGCGCCGTCGTCTGATCCACACCCTTAGCCGTAAAATCCTGAGCAGCCTGCTCATACGTAGTACCGAATGCAACAGAGCCACCAACTACCGGGCCACCAACAGCAGTTGCGCCAATCGCAGGGATGAACTGCCCTAATCCATGCAGGACACTCGCAGCTGTACCTTGGCTACCCGCATCAGGTTTGACGTATTCTCGGGAGTCCTTGAGTTGCTTACCGACTGTGTCGTACGTTTCATTCAGTCTCTTGTCTGCATCCGGGAACATCACCCTGAACATATTCACCGTTGGTGCCAGAGTATTGGCATACGCCGGATCGCTAATTAATCTCTTACTGAAACCAACGGCGGACTGCCCCAGCCCTACAGTGCCTTCAGCGATACCGCGGGGTATTGCTGAGACTGAACCTTGATACCAGGAAGGCTCGTAATCTTCAGGCCGAGCTGGATTTGCATTAGTTTTATCATCTGTCCAGGCCTGGCCCTCTGGGGCTAATGAAAATACGTCACTCATTGTGCGACCCTCACGACAATAGGTTGCCCGGTCTTAGGATCTGTAGCCCAGCGACCACTACCGCTTACCATGCGATACTGGTTATTCCCGATATTCACCGGAGTAAAGTTTGACTGTGAATTAGGGTTTAATCCGGCATCTTTCAGTGCAGCCTGTGCAGACTCGGTGTAACGGTCTTTGAATGTGCTTTTATCCATGCCAAATGGCATCACAACATCACCGCCATTGAACCCCTTGTACACCCCGCCCGTCGCCATCTGCGCCGCCTTCTCTACTACATCAGAGTTTGCCGCATCAGTGCGCGTCATTGCGGAATCACCAGACTGATAGGCGATACCGGCATACGCAGCCTTGAACAGGCTGTATGACATCTGCCCGGCTTGTGGGTTATTGGAGAACGCATTCCCTACCTGGTCGGTGAATGCTCGCTTTAATTTGTCTTCGCTCGGCAGCGCAACAGGCTGGATACCTGCATCTTTCATCTGCTTCGTTGGGTTAAGAAGCTGATCGCCTGAGAGGATTGTTTTAGACACGTCGTACTTGTTCATTGTCGGTTTGTAACCGATGAACTGGCTGTACGCGATGGTGCTGCTTTTGTTGTCGTACTGGTTATCTGGCGTCCCAAGCAACAATGCCGAATATGCTGTAGCTGCGCTATTTGGTGCAATGGACGTTGCAACCATGCGCATGGCGTTAGGTGGCAGTGTCTGCCCCATGCTTTGTAGTAGGACTATCGTCTGGTCAACATTCGTTGTGCATCGCACCTGCTGTGTTAACGAGCTGGCTTCCTCACTTGAAAGGAGTGGTGCATTAATACCCAGCCCGCGCAAATTCTCCTGCGCTGAGAAACGGTTTGCGACTTCAGAAGTAATGGCCGCCGGGTTGTTGCTGGCTATCGGCTTGTACGCGCCAATATCTACCGCAGCACTGAATGGGTTGTTCTGGCGATCGGAGATAACTTTCGTGGCCGCAGCGACAACATGGTCATACATCTGAGCGCGTTCGGCATATCCTTCACCAGTTTCCCCTGGGGTTGGCTTCAGTTGCTCAACATAGGTTGTGATGCTGCTGCTCGGCATGGTGCGGAATGAACCAATATATTGCCCGGCAATCTGCGCGTTCCTGAGCTCGGTATATCGGGTATTGCCTTCGCGGAAGCCATAAGCCGCAATGAATTTCTCTTGCGTTGGAGCATCCGGGAATTCAACGCCACGCATATAGGCCGCAGTAGCATCACGCACCTGACCATCAATGTTCGTTCTGTACTCGGCCTGTTGCTGCTTCCTTATCTGGTCGGCCTGGCGGAGAAATGAGGATTGCGCTTGTGGTGATGCGGCATCGAATGCAGCGTTTCCGGTGTAGCGCTTCTGGCTGGTTGGCAGAGACATGAGCCCAAGGGCTGCACTGGCACCGGTATTCAGTTGTTGGTCACTGAATGGCTGGTCTCCATTCTCATGATGGATGATTGCAGCACTTAATTTTTTAAGTGTGTCTGGGTTGCTGACGTCAATTTTCTGGTCAGCAGTCACGCCAACCTGAGCACACACAGCCTTGATGTATGCAGCGGTATCGTTGTTATCTTCCGGTGGCGCCCAGCGGGTGATAATGTCACTGACCGTGTCGTAGCCCTGGCGCTGGTAAGAAATCAGGTTGCGACCCAGCGCGCGGATCCCGTGCTCAGGAGTTTCGAACTTGGCAAAGCGCCCATCACTACCTGTCTGGCCTTCCCACGGATTT